ATTGTTAACTGTGACTAGCGGAGTAGATCCTGTATCTGGATCATTTTGTCCTATATAGGTATTTGGAGATACGTCGGATAAACCAACGAAAGTTACTCCTTCTCCTAGCCCTAATGAACTGTATAACTCTCTGAAATTGTCGTTGACCTTGCGGAACGAGTCTCGAATACTGTCCCCGGTACCATCATTACCTACTGTACCGATATCTATAATTTTACGTGCCATGGTATACCCTACGATAAATGATTGCTAAAATATTTATCCGAATATTTTGTAAGCCGAATGTAAATACGTATATGTTCTTAAGAAAACATCGTACAAAAAACGCTTATACAAGGGTCAGCAAGCTAGGTACATCACATGAATACTATCGCTATAAGACCGTAGCTGTCTTACGATGTGATAATTGTGATAAAGAATTTAATAGAGATTTGAAACACATGGATGCTAAACGTTTAAGTAACAACTACTTCCATGTATGCAGCGAGTGTGATCCTAAGAGATTTGCTCAACGTAAAGGTGTTGAACAGAAGAAAATATGGGATATGCCTGCTAGTACAGATTTACCAGTAGGTAGATATTAAACTGTAAAGCTCTCGCCGCAACCACAGCGAGCTTTTTCATTAGGGTTTTTAAAATCAAACCCTTCATTAAGTCCATTGCGAACCCAATCCATTTCAACTCCATCTACATAAACTAGACTTTTAGGATCTACAAATACGTGTATACTGCGGCTAACAAAGCTCGTGTCTTCTGGCAAGGGGACATCTACATATTCCATAACGTAAGAAAGTCCAGAGCATCCAGTAGTTTTAACGGCTACACGGATACCTAGTCCTTTTCCCCTATGCTCTAGCTGGGTTTTAACTTTTTCTGCAGCTAGTTCAGTTAACGAGATCATGTTTGGTTTGATAATCTTTTATCGCTGCTTTAATCGCATCTTCTGCAAGCACCGAGCAATGTATTTTGACGGGCGGTAACGAGAGTTCTTCAGCGATATCTGAGTTTTTAATTGCAGTTGCTTGGTCAAGTGTCTTGCCCTTGAGCCACTCTGTGACAAGACTAGAACTGGCAATAGCACTACCGCAACCATAAGTTTTAAACTTCGCATCAGTAATAACTCCAGTGTCATCAACTTTAATCTGTAGTTTCATAACATCACCACAGGCAGGTGCTCCCACCATACCTGTGCCGACGTTTGGTTCTTCTTTAGAAAAACTACCTACATTGCGAGGATTCTCATAATGATCTAGTACCTTTTCTGAATATGCCATATTATTTCTTTCCTAGTAGATCTTTTGCTTTAGCAACAAGATTTGCTACTACCGCTGGTTGTGTGGTATTCCAGCCAATTAATAAACCTACTAAAACTAATAAAATTGTTGATAACATAAATTATCCTCCATGTAAACGGTCATTGATTACTGACCAATCTATAATCTTCCATTGATTTTCTAGGTATTTGTCTTTGGCACTTTGATAATCTAATGCCCAGGCATGTTCCCACCAATCGATCAGTAAGACTATATCGCTCCTTGTTTGATGGTTTTTGATAGTTTTGATACTACCATTTTTAGCAAGATAGGCCCATCCACTACCTTGTATTCCCATTGCTACTTTTAGGAATTCTTCTTTAAACTTATCGAAATCACCGAAATGCTCGCTTATGAATTCACTAGAAATTCCTACGGGCTGATTTGATGATTTTGGAATTTGATATTGTGCAAATAATATATTATGTAATTGTGCACCTGCTGCATTAAAGTCTGGATCACCTTCTCCTGCATTATATCTATCTACATAAGCACGGGCTAATTTTCCGTAATGATAGTTGATAGTATCTTCAGAGACGCAGGGATCTAAATCGCCTTTAGCGTATTTTAGTTTTTCTTGCACTAATTTACCCTCTTCTTTTGCTTCAGTAAGCACAGGTTGATTAGTGGTCCATTTAATAAAGTCTAAAGTCATATTTGTATTTAACTATTTTAACATGATGTAAATAATATCACAAGGAGAAACAAAATGATTTTATTTTTAAAAAAACTTTTTGGTATTAGCACACCAGCAATCGAAACTGTAACAGTTTCTAAACCTAAGGCTAAAACAGCAGCTAAGAAAAAACCAGCGGCTAAAAAGCCCGCAGTTAAAAAAGCAGCAGTTAAAAAAGCTCCTGCTAAAAAAATTACTAAAAAGTCTAAATAAAAGAAAAGCCCGTTAAGGGCTTTTTTTATGGCTTTTAACTTCTTGTTCTAATATAGTTTCGTCCATCCAAAGGTAAAGTGTAGCACGGGCATCCTTGCCTATTTCCATAGGATATCCTAATTCTTTAGCAATAGTGTAAAACTTCTTGCGCAGTTCTACAGGATCACCATCTTGAAAATCACTGTAATCCCACGATCCGTTTTCACGCACAGGCGTCATCACACGATCAACAAAGTAGTCTATTAGGTGTGGATCACTCCAAGGAGCAAATTGTACCAGAATCAATTACCCACTAATCCCTTTTCTAGTGCTCGTTGATGAAGTGCAAAACTTGCGAGATTTTTCGCTTTTGACTCGCACATCATGTCAAACGATTCTAAGAATGTCAAGGCCCAATCATTTACCGCAGTGTTCCAATAAAATCCACTGTGTGCTCGAAGTTTGGCTTTTTTGTAACCTTGCTCTAAGAGGGACGGAAGATCGGGACGGATGTGTCCGGGATGGTCAATAAGACAGTCTTCCCGTGATACACTATAATGTATAACAGGCCTAACACCACGCCAGCTATCGCCAATCCTTTTAACACGGTCATCAGTAGCTTCAATGTATTCTCCAGTTTTTACCCAATGGTGATGAATGTCAAGCACTAAGGCACAGTCATTTACCAATTCTATGCTGGAGTCAATGCCCCAGGTCATTTCGTCGTTTTCAATTGTCAAACAGTTTCTTGCTTCAGGAGTCATGCGGCTCAATGCTGCTCTAACACCAGGTGGACCTTGGCGTCCTGCGATGTGTACATTGATCTTGTAGTCTTGAAATGTTTTGCCATAGCCCATCCATCGAGCCATGTCTACGTGATATTCAAATTCTTCTATTGATCGTTCTACAATGTCAGGGTTATCAGACGCCAACACGCAAAACTGCCCAGGATGAAAGCTGAGCCTAACATCACTCTTCCTAGCCAAATCACCGACTCGGGCAAACTCTCTTTCTGCAAAGGCTCTGACATCGGGCTGCCGCCAAAACCACTTCCAACTAGGCTCAGTGTATACAGGAAGTATATCGCTGCTGAGTCGTACCATTCTAAGATTTTCATCTAATGTCCCTACCCTATCTACTAATTTGTAGCAGGCTTCAATGTTTCGTTTCATTAAATCCCAAAGCCGCTGTTCTGCTTCTTGAGGATGTTCACGCAACCACCTAACTGTGGTAGCACCTGTATTTAAGTCTCGGTCACGAGCATTGATTTTCATTCCGTCAACTTCGGAAGGATCATTGATCCATTTGCAGGCAAAGCCTATTCGTTTAGTCATACTTACAGTATAACATCATTAATACCAATTGTCAACTACAAATTTATCTTTAACATCTTCAGGTTTTGGATCACCGTGAAATACCGCTACGCAACATTCTGGGTGTATTATTGGATCATGGACATCACTTTTAAATTTCCTTTTGCCACTCATTAAAATCAAATCACTTCTACTGCGTATTTCCCATTTGTAGCTCTGTATCCATTCTCTAGGCCACCATTTGATTCGATCTTTAGCATGTTTCCATATCCAATCTTGATCACCGTGTAATTTCATAGCTTCTCTAGGATTAGATTGGAATCGTTCCCAAATATGTTTTTGGGTTCCATGATTCCATGACATAACGCTGCTGTTAAGATTATTCCAATGAGGATGAAATTTTCTATTGAAATCTAAAATACCTAAGAAGTCATCGGAGAATGTTGTAATCAATTTATTGATATTTTTATGGATTATCACATCTAGATCAAAATACAAAATCCTATTTCCTAAAGGCAAGGTAGGATCAAACATGTGAACCTTATGCCACCATCCTCTTTGATAATTAGCATTGGGCTGCACTACCATCCTTAC